CCCACTTACCTGCATACTAGGTTTACCTAGTATCAGCCGGATCGGTTAAAATCCGGCTATCCTGCCCGCCTTTTAACGCGGAGCAGGAATCCACACCCACTGGCACTTTGTGCGGTGGGTGAGCGCATAGACACCTGGTTCGTTCAGCTCCGACGGAGATGTGAATCTCCTAAGGACCATGCACCAGTCATCCGCTTCACCCCGTTTATACAGGGGAGCGGCTTGACGCGTGCGAACCTCAAAACGGTGAAGTCTCGTATTCCAACGAGAAGACACTCCTTGAGGCTGCACACGTGCTGAACTTCCGATACGCTCCCAAACCCAGCCACCGTAGCTAACGGTGTATAGGTAATGGGGATCGAGAGAATCCACAGGGGTATTTAACGGTGGTAAAACCGGTAAAGAGCCTGTGAGTTGCTCAACCATGCCCACAATGCGATGGGCCGTACGGAGATAGCCACAATGGTACGCTGCATTTGACAACGCAACGTACGACGTAATGGCTACAGGGTCTACTCGTCGATGACACCACAGCTTCTTCAATCGAAGAGGCGTGACGTTGACGCCGCGATGGGCGTCCATTCCGCAAGATTCTCGAAAGAATCCTGCAGTGCAACACTTATCCTGGTTGAACAAAAGTCCAACCTGTGGGAAGAGCTGCATTACGAGCCCATAGTCTTCGGGCCGTAATATGATGTCATCGCCGTAGACAAAAACGCGTTTACACGCCTCACGTACTCGGGAATCGTAGACCTTAGCATGTCTACTGATCTTCGCACGTATGGGGCGTTTATTGAGCGAATCCGCTACGATAGCACCAACGGCAAGTGCATAGAACACAAACGACTCCACGGGAAAGCATAAACAGCTCCCCATTGGCGCGAATTTGTTCAACTGCACAACATTGCCATTTGGGAGGCGCGTGGCCGTGCTCCTAGTCGCCATTAAGGCAGCTAGAAGATTCGGAACCCATGGGAATATTAACCCCACGAGTTCTGTACTAACACGGTCCGATGCCTCCTTCATGTCCAATGTGTACCACTGCTGGTCAACGGAGGAAGACAGAGCCAAACGACGGTTCACACCTTGGTCGGTAAAGTTTACCTGACCACGCGTGAGTTTATGCTTTTCAAGCCAAGCTTGAATTGCACCGCCAAGGCCCTGTTGAATCCATTGGTATTCCAGTGGTTCACACGAGATAATACGAGGTCCCCTCGAATCCTTAGGAACAAGCACGACTTTCGCCGTGCCAGACTTAAGGAGAGTCAGGGATTGCAAGTATTCTGGTCGATCAGCGACGTGGGACAGATTGTAGACGAAGTACTCCGTAAAGGGGTAAATCTCTTCAATATCTGTATACAACCGTTTAAACACGTGCTTAGTAGCATTTGTTTCACCGGTAGCAACGGCACCTGGCCCATGTCTGGGCTTGATGTCGCGCTCGTCGAACATCCCAAACACGCTCGCCGCGAGGCAGCGTGCATGCATTAGAGCTTCCCTTGCGGAAAGATCTAAATGTTGAGGGTAGGGCCATCCCACATCTGGGTAACTGGCTCCACTATGCTCAACCGTTGGGAGAACTAGGGGATCGGGTGTCTCACCCGATTTCCGTTTGGGCTTGCCTAGTTCTTGATCGATAGACACAAACTCCTCCAGAAGCTTACGCTCCTGGTCTAGAGTGTGTGGTATCTCAAGCTTGTATACAAAATATACAAGCTGCCGTAGTGCTCGAACAGCATAACTGCTACTCATTGGCTTTTCCAAGCCTGAGGAATCGAATACCAACTCAAGTAATTCCCCAAATAATTTGGGTATTACAGAACCGTCCCTCTTATCGAGGAATGGAACGTCGAGTGGTAAACCTTGGCCGAGTGCTTTGTCAATGCACTTGCCCAAGCGAGGGAGTTGGACCGTTAGAAACGGCAATCCCTCATGAGAGAAGCGACGTCGAATTTCTTCGATATCGCGACTTGACTCCTTATGAGAAACAGAACATTGTTCTGCTACATCTCTGACGAGGTCAGTGTACAATTCCAGATAAACTCTGGGATTCATGACGCTAGGGACCTTTCGGTCCTCAGTTAGCTTCCTGTTCATATGAATAGGTTAGTTAAACACGACATGATAACGTGCATTTCCCACATCAGAGAGGGTGCCCCCACCCCGATGCAGAAGAATCAACAATTAGCAACGCGACACACGTGCCTTACGGCATAGGGGTCTTCCCCTACTTGTGTATCGACTGGTTCACTGTTGATCCCATCCACACAAGGGTGGGAGTCTCTCGAATCGATTACCCTTTATAGGGGTATTCCGTGGCACACTACGAAACTTTCCGTAATGCCGGATCCGGTATCTGATGAACGGGGTTAAAACCGCTCACATCAGGACGTCTTGCGACGGCGAGAACGTTCAACGCATTGCTGCGGAGAACGACAGACGCAGATTGCCAAGGGTCAGAATAACCCTCAAGTGAAACCCGGATACGGTGGCGATAAAACGCCACACGGCTCCTAGGAACGAGCCCTTGCTCGAACCTAATTTAGGGTTCCCCATTGAGGATTTTCACCAAGGTTGCGTCAACGAGCAAAGCGCTCATTTGAGTGCGCATATCCTTAATGATGGCCTGTGTGATCACGACGTCCCGAGGGACTTCGATGACCACATAATAAGAGGCCGTGACCGGAGTGCCCGCAGCATTTGGAATGGTGCGGTCAAGCCGAATGAGGTGTCGATCAGTAGTCACCGAACCTTTGGAGGCGACAGTTGTCCCAATGGACAACAGTTCCCCTGTGATCGGAGCTACTGGAGACGCGACCGAACGAATGGATTTACCATCCGTGATCGATCGCAATGCGTACGCTCGAGTCGACGAAGAATCGCCGACGAGTGTAATGGGATCTGTTAGCATGATGTACGAACAATTCACGCCCGTTTCACAACGGACGCTAATCTAACGTCTCGCGACGGTAGATATTTGTTTAGACATACGGTTGGCGGCGGCAATCACACAATCGTGTGGTGTCGTTGATTTCCGATGCTGGCAATAAGATTACCTCGTTCGCATATTAGCGAATCTGGTTACCCTTAGCTTTGCCAAAGTTCAACCAAGGCAACTTGGGTGTCTTCCTGGGATGTTTAATTCCCGTATCTCGCGAGCCTAACAACGCAACACCATCAATGATGTTGCCGAGGGTCGGCCACGAGAATCTTACGGGCGATACCAAGCTAGGAATAGCAGGGCGTCGCTCGTAATAGCTCGTATGGCGGTATGCTGCTAACGCCCGGATAACCGGGCTGAACAGTTCCTCGCCATCTAAGCTAGTTCTGTAGGCGTATTCTACCGAATGGCAGAAGTCGTCTACTATTATGGGGATTGCAGGCTCAGAGAGCACACTCGTAATCCATTCATCTACGTTGACGAACCAGTCAACAATAAAACTGAATGGTATTGCATTCCATGCAATGGATGCAGGGTTGGTAAAACCAACCCCTTCGAATGTTGCTCTTAATGCCAATTCCAGATCAGTCAACGAATCAACGTCGTACCTGAACCGAAGACTAGCATGATATACGGGGGCCTTAATGACTTCGGCCCTCCTATACACGTTTAACCCAATATGACCCGCGTCTGATGGCGTACTAAACACCACCTCCTCGGATATTGGTAATCCTGAGATAAGACTCCTGATCGGACACGAATAGTGTCTGGTCTGAACCTTACCTCGCTGCTCACGTATCTTCCTGATTTTGTCAGGAAGAGTAGCGAGCAGTTCTAGGATTGCTGAAGCCGACGAGATAAGCGGCGCGACACCGTAATCATACCAAAGGGTATAATTACTAGCGCGCTGAAACCTCGAAGGACGAACTATACGTGACTTGGAAGTGTACCCATGCCCTTGCGGGCGGAGTAGACTCCTAATCTGATGTAGTTCCAACAGGTCGTTCGCCAGTGAGAAGCTATCCGCGAAGGATGGCCTCATTGTACGAAGAGCCTCGTATGAGTAACCGGCCCAATCCTCTTCCGAAAGCAAATTAATGCTCAAGGTAGGTAGGGTCAACCAGTCACTCACTCCAACTCTGAACCATCGATACAGCCAAGCGCCACCTGAATACTGCGTGGAGTTCACCCTTCCGGGTGTAGTCCAGTGTCCGACGAACTCAGCACCAACTAAGGTGTTGCGAACGACGGTATGCATGCAGTATCCGTACCTCTTCATACGGACTTGTTCGTCAACGATAGTTTCCACACTATCGAGTGATCCGGACAAGTCCTCAAACGGGGTAGGCGTGGTTTGGTCAATGACCACCACGTGTGTAACATCATCCAGGTCGACCTC